CAGCGATCATGCAGAGCCTCTCCGGCGGGGTCTCCATGATCTTCTGTATGTCATGTGCCGCAGACTTGGAGACGACCAGTTCGTCGTGCATCGGGAGATAGATCGCTGCCCCCAGGCCCGCCTTCTCGATCCGCACCCAGGCGTCCGCGAGGACGTCGTAGGCGCTTCCCTGCACTGTGTAGTTGACGCCCTTGTAGGCGGCGACCTGACCCCGGTAGACCGGCACGTTCACGATGCGCCCGCTCAGGGTGAAGACCTTCGCGTACGCCTTGCTGTACGCCTTGATCCGCCCGATCATCCGGGCGGTCCCCGGGAGAGCTGTGTAGACCGCGCGCCGCAGACCGAGAGCCGCCTCTTCGGTGATCTCCAGGTCTGTCGCGAGCTTGGCGATCCCCTCCCCGTAGAGCTGCGCGAGAAGGACCACCTTCGCCTCCTTGCGGGTGATCTTTGCGAGGCTCGCGATGCCCTCGTACATGTCGGAGGTCCCGTCCTCGTAGCCGAGGAGACTCGGGCCGACGTCCTTAGCCATGTTCGCGGCGGTGACCGGCTCGATCTGCGACCAGTCGATGGAGGTCATCTCGTCGCCCTCGTCGGCGAGGATGATCCCCCGGGCGTCGCCGATGAACTGCTGATACGGCGGGTCCCCCGCCGACATCCGGCCGGTGGACGCCGCGAGGATGTTGAGCTGCGGATGGACGAAGCCGTGGTCGTCCGTCAGGTCGACGACCTTCTGTAGGTAGTCGTCCTCGATCTTCGCGATCCGTTTGGCGTCGACGAAGAGCTGGGCGATCGGGTGGGCGAGCTTCTCCAGGTGCTTCGCCTGCGAGGAAGGCCTCTTCGTCTTCTCCGTCCTCGGGTGGTTGCCCGGTAGTGCTCCCTGGTCTTCGAGCCACTTCACCAGGTGGTTGCCGTTGCCGGGGTCGATCCCCAGCTCTCCGAGCTGCGATTCCGCCTCGAACCGCTGCGCCGACGTCTGTGCCTTGTACCTGTCGAGGTGCTCGAAGTCGGTCCTGAAGCCGATCGCGTTCCGCCACAGGGCCCGCCGGTTGATCACCTGCTCGCGCTCGACGAGATCAGCCGCCTCCGCCCCGTCGACGCCGTACTTCGTGAAGGGATGATTCTTCGTCAGGGTGTCGAGGAAGGCGGCCCTGACCTTGGGGAGAAGAGCGAACGTCATCAGGCCGTCGAGGGCCGCGTTGATCACGTACATCGGCCGGTCGAGGTCGAACTGATAGAACCCTTCCCTCTTGCTCATGCCGAGCGCCTTGAAGGCCCGGCCCAAGGTGTCCTCTCCGGTGACCCCGAGATACCTGGCCGCGCACTTCCCGAGATTCTTGGACGTGTGCTCATCGGGAACGGCGCCGCGCGCGTAGATCAAGGTGTCGGAGACCTTGAAGGAGTCCTCGGGGTTCATGAGCCCGCTCATCACGAGGACCCGCACATCATGCGGAGAGTTGTGCATGATCAGGGCCTTCGCCCACTTCAGGCCTTTCCGGATCACGTCCGCCTGGACAGGGTCCCGGGGATCGAGGACGGAGACGCGGTGCTCGTTCGCGATCTGCACGCACTTGAGATCCCAGCCGACCCGTCCGAGCCCGAAGCCCTCGGTGTCGACCGCGATCAGCTTTCCCTCCCGGAGGATCTCCCTGAACTGCTCGATCGCGGCTTCGCGGCCTACCGCGTAGGTGATGGTGGGATCACCGAACAGAGGGAAGATCCCCTGTTCCTCGACTCGCGCCGGTACTCCGGGCGCCGACGTCATCGGGACACCGCCCACGCGATCGCTGCGACAGCAATCGGGCAGATGACGACGATGATCACGATGAGGTTCATCATGGTCTTCACATCAGCCTCCGGTGGATCTTCTGACCGAGCAGCCCCGCGCAGATGACCGCGATCACCAGCATGTTCAGCGGCATGATCGGGGTGACGACTCCTGACATGGAGGTGATCAGGATCTTGCGGAACCAGAGCAGCAACAGCGCCGCCATGGTGAGAGTAGAGATCATCATTTTTCTCCTCGCTCCTGTTAGCCGTTCTCGCCGTGCTCGAACCTCGCCGACCGGCCCGCCGTCACTGCCGCGTTCCACCCGTCCAGCCCGCCGTTGGGCGGAAGCTCATGACTGCCTCCGAAGATCAGTGCCTGTTCCGGGTCACTCATGATCCAGTCGCCGCCGTCGCCGTCCTCGGCCGGGATGAAGATCCAGGCTGTGCCTTCTCCGCTCCTTCTCGGGACGTCTCCCTGAAAGATGATCAAGGGAGCCACATAGAGATTGATCTCTGAGGCGACCTCGAATTCGTGGGTGTCGGGCATGGGCCCCTTGATCTCCAGGTAGAACGGCTGGCCGTCCGGTCCCGGAATCCTGAAGTCCGGCAGATAGCGGCCACTGGGGAGGTCGTATCCCTGGGGCTCGAACTCCCACGGGACCTGAAGGTGATCAAGGACCACCGCCCACCGGGCTTCGAGCCGTGACCTGAACCTGCATCCCGCGTAGCTGGTCTCGATCGCCTTGACCATGATCAGACCTCCTGGGTGCGGTCCGGCGAGGATACCGGCAGGTCACGGTGGATCATGGCCTCGATCTCGGACCTCTTCACGAGGACGCGCCGGGGGCCGATCCTGTATCGGCCGAGACGGTTTTCCCTGAACCAGCGGCGGACCGTCTGATGGTCGACGTGTGCAAGATCCGCCGCTTCCTGCACAGTCATGTACTCGTTTGCTGTCATGTGACCACCATAGGTCATGAGTGCGCATAGTGGAGTATGGTGGAGCACAGAGCGACCACGACAGAGAGGAGAATCCGATGACCGATCCTGGACCGACGTCCGATCGCAAGTGGACCGCCGAGGAGGTCCGGGGGCAGACACCCGGCCTGCTCGATCGCGTCCGGAAGGAGCGCGAGCGTCAGGAGGATCTCTGGGGAGTCCAGAACATCCCGGACCTCCAGAAGGGAGCGACCGGCGCTCATGAGGTCGGCCGCAGCTACCGTCAGATGGCTTCGATCATGAAGTACCAATGTGACCGCAACCGCGCCGAGGACCGCCGGTCCATGGACGTGGTCCTTCTCGAAGAGATCTTCGAGGCCCTGGAGGTCGCCGTGGAGATCACGGAGGCCAGCGACCCCACCGAGATCCTCAAGCTGAAGGAGCAGATGATCGAGGAACTGGTGCAGTCTGCTGCCGTCTGCCTGAAGTGGGCCGCGATGGTCGAGAGGGATGAACCCCGGCATGGCTAAGCGCCTCGTTCCCGCCTGCCCGATCTGTGTCCGCTGGCACTGCCTCGCCTGCGGAAAGATGAAGACCTCTGTCTTCGACGGGAGGCGCGATCTCCCTCTCAGGAAGTGCTCCGGGTGCCACGGCCTCTTCGGCGAGTACCGGCCGATCACGCATCACGACCGCGATCTTCATGACGCCCACGCGGCCAAGGCGGCGATCGAGGGGAGCATCGATCACTACGACTGGATGAAGATCCGCGATCTGGCGGCCCTGGTCGAGTTCCTCTCACGCCCGTCGAAGATCTATCAGGCGATGCTCCGTCAGTCGATCAAGAGCAAGACTGGATCTTTCGAGTACAACGAGGCGGTCAACATCGGGAACGCGGCTCTCCTGGAGATCGAGGAGACCGTCCGGTCCTGGGTGAAGGATCACCCGGTCGAGACCTACAAGGGCCCGGAGGCCCCGCCGATGCACTGAGGCGTTATGCAGCGGGTCGTGGAAGCTAACTGACCCGCTGGTAGCGATAAAGCTCTGAGCTGCGGAAATGGCTCCCAGGATTCGCCGGTAGGACTGTATCGGCTCACCCTAAGGATCTCGTTAGGGAGCAACCTCGCGCTTTTCCTACCCTACGCATCAGTAACTATGCGGTAATTAACCCATAGTAAATGCATGGCCATACGGACAAAGGAGAGAATCATGCACCGCTCGATCGAGGAAGGCTTCATCGTTTCCATGGTCGAAGGAGACGAGGAGAGGGCCGCCGAGAGGCTCAGCCCGAAGTGGATGAAGGACGGAGAGCTGATCGAGTTCTACGAGACGATCAGCAGGTCCCTGGACCTGATCAACCTGGAGATCGAGGCGCGGGGACTGAGCGGGCGGACGATATGACCGAGGAGCCGGAGTGCAACGGCATCTGTCTGTCGGCAGCAGACATCGGAGTCCCTGAGGCCGGGGACGTGATCGCCTATGCGCACCCGGACTGCCCGGCCCACGGCGATCCTCAGCAGGAAGATCCTGAGGCCGAGGTCTGCGGGGGCGGTGACGAAGATCTTCGATTCGTCCGCGAGGAGGACACGGGCCGATGAAGGACTGGCTGATCGTCTATGGATCATGGGGCCTCGCACCCTTCGGTCTTCTCGGGATGTACGTGGTCGGTCTGAAAAAGACCTGGGGCTGGCTGGTCTCGATGACCACGCAGGCGCTGTGGGCCACGTACGCGATCGGCACCGGCCAGTTCGGTTTCCTGATCGGCACCTGTTCGTACTTCGCGATCTACATGAAGAACTGGCTGGCCTGGCGCCGCGAGGGAGCTCCGTCCGAGGAGGTGCCGGATGAGCGCGCGAAGTGATCAATGGCTGGTCTTCCTGATCAGCTTCACGGTCTCTCTGGGGATCTTCCTGTACGGGTTCGTCGAGGAGTGGTGGTGACCACGAAGGAGCACGTGACGCGGGCCGACATTCGCGACGGCCGGAACGGTCACCGGACCGAATGGGATGTGAGCTGCCTGTGCGGGTGGGGTGTCTCGTTCGGCAGCAGCAAGATCAAACGCAAGGCGTGGCGGGAAGCGATCCGCTGGGCCGGGCATCACGAGACGTTGAACGACAAGGAGGCGGTCAGGCGTGACGAACACTGAAGGTCTTCGGCGACTCGACACATTCAAGATCTCCAAGAAGCCGATCGCGGTCGACCCGGAGGGACTGGTCCTTTCCTCGGTCGGCACCGCCCGGCTGCGGGCCGTCTGGTTCCGCCGGAGGTACGGGTTCACGGTCGCCTGTCTCGGGACCCTGTGGGACCACCAGGACCCCGCGCCCGACAACTGGCTGGAGTTCCTGGACCGGTGCGACACCGGCCGGTACGGGCCCGACTGCGACGGCCGGTGGGACGGCGCCAACTACTGGGGGTCGCAGAGGCCGGAAACGATGAAGGAGCATCTGAAGATCCTCCGGCCGATGATGGAGAACTACCCCTCGGTCCCTGACGGATACGACGGGTGGTGGACCTTCCATGTATGACACTTCCTTGATCAATCTTCGGGACTACCAGCGCGAGGCGAAGGATGCCGTCTGGAACGCCTGGGCGCGCACGCAGCGCCCGGCGGTGGTCCTTCCGACAGGCAGCGGGAAGACTGTGATCTTCACGCACATGATCGACCACTTCCTGATGGCCTGGCCCGGTCAGCGTGTGGTCGTTCTCGTCCACAGAGATGAGCTTGCCGATCAGACGATCAAGACCTTGAAGGACATCGCCCCCTCGATCCCCGTCGGCAAGGTCAAAGCCGGTGACAACGAGATCGAGGCCCGGGTTCTCGTCTGCTCGGTGCAGACGATCAGTCGCGACGGCCGTCTCTCCCAACTTCTGGATTCTCAGGGGGAGTTCGGACGGATCGGTCTAGTGATCGCGGACGAGTGCGAACTCGCCGCCGCCCCTTCCTGGCTCAAGGTCATGCGAGCTCTCGGGTGCTTCGATGATCACTACGACGAGGAGACCTCGGTACGCGTCGCAGGGTTCACCGCGACCCTGGAGCGCGGCGATCACGTCGGGCTCGGGAAGGTCTGGCAGGCGAAGGTCTATTCGCGGTCGACCGCATGGATGATCGCGCACGGCTACCTGGTCGACGTGAAGGCGCAGGACATCGATCTTGACGACCTCGATCTTTCCTCCATCGCGAGGACCGGCGGCGACTACCAGGCCGGTGCCCTCGGAACCGCGATTGTGGAGGCCAGTGGTCCGAAGATCATCAGCAGGGCTCTGCGGGAGCACGCCCCTGATCGCAGAACCATGGTCTTCCTGCCGGACGTCGCCTCTGCCGAAGCGACCTTGGCGCAGCTCCGGGAGGACGGCTGGACCTGTGATCTGATCACCGGGACGACTCCTCGCGAGGACCGGCGTCTGATCTTCAAGAGGACCATGACCGGAGAGACCCAGGTTCTGATCAATTGCATGGTCCTCACCCGGGGAACCGATCTTCCGTGGATGGACTGCGCGATGATCGCCCGTCCTACGAGGTCTGCACCCCTGTTCATCCAGATGGTCGGCAGGGTCATGCGGCTGTGGGAAGGCAAGGACGATGCTCTGGTCCTTCTCCTCAACGGCGCCGGGGGCACGATCAGGACTCTTGTCGATCTCTCCCCGGGGGACGTCCGTGCCGTCAGGCCCCGCGAGACCCTGGCGGAAGCCATCGTCCGGGAGGCCGAAGAGGACGAGACGATCGAGTACCACTCCGACAACATCGCCTTCTGCCTGAAGCACCGCGATGTCGATCTCTTCACGACATCCACCAGGCTCTGGCTGCGGACCCCCGGGGGCGTGATGTTCATCCCCTACCGGAAGGGCTTCGTCTTCCTCTGGCCCCGGAAGGACGACTCGAACTGGGACGTCTGCGGGGCGACCTCGATGGTCGGCGCCCGGTGGGCGAAGTTCCATGAGGATCTTCCCCTCGGCACCGCGCAGGCGTGGGCGGAGACGATCGTCGAGGACACCACCGGAGGTACTGTCAGTTTCGAGGGGGCCAGGTGGCGCCGCGAGCCTGCACAGCCCCGGCAGATGGGCAAAGCCCGCTCTCTGGGAATCAAGATCGAAGGCACGCCGACCAAGGGCTGGGCCAGCGATCAGATCAACATCGCGCAGGCACGGAAGATCTTCGACCAGTACGTGTCGACGAGGAAGACAGGAGAATAGGATCATGAAATGTCAGGAGGGATCATGGGACAACTGAGGGGCAAATGCCCGATGGGCTGCGGGGAGACCCTGCACTTCTCGAACGTCTCGGGGGTGGTCGAGTGCATCGCACCCGCGTGCCCGCGACCGCTGGCAGTGACCGATCTTCTCGCGAACCCGCTGACCGACCACAAGGTCGAGATCGACGAGCACGGCTTCGCGATCAAACACCCGCTGCACGAGAGGATCGAGGACAAGCTCTTCGAGTGCGAGCTTCAGAAGTGGCTGTCCGATCTCGGACAGCCCCCTGTCAGGTACGGCCTCTACCGGGTGACCCCGCTGAGGGGCTCTGCCGTGCTCGGGACCACGGACGCCGTCGTGAGCGACGGGTGGATGTTCGAGAAGATCACCGAAATGATCGACGGAACGATCAGCGAGGAAGAGCTGTGAGGGTACAGACCGCTCCGCGCCTGAGGATCGTGTTCATCGCGATCGCCGGGTTCACCGGGGAGGTGACGGACGACGGCCGCGTTCTCGGGCCCCCGGAGGACGGACGTCTGAGGCACCGGGAGTACCCGCTTCCGGTCACGGCGACCATCGACGGCATAACCAAGAAAGTCGGAGAGATCGAGATGGCCGCCTGGTGCGATCGTCGCATCATCATCTTCGGCCGGATGGACCCGGATCCCCGGTACGCCAGTCTCGTCAAGTACCTCAACAACGGGACCTACGTCTTCGAGATCGACGTGGATGACGTCAAGATCGAGACGGAGGACGACGTGGTCCGCATGACCTCATGGCGCCTTGCCGCAGCCATGATCGGACAGGACCCCTGCTGGAAACTCCCGAAGGTCCAGATTGAGGCGTTCGAGGAAAAGACCAAGGAGAAAGAGCATGTCTGAAGGAACCCGGCACGCGTGCCGGAGGTGCACCCGTACCGATCTCGCCCTGACCGCCAACGGCAAGATCAGGTCGCACGCGGCCAACGGCAAGCGGGCCTCGGCCGAGAACCCGCACTGCCCCGGCGGGAGCGACTGGCCGAAGCACGATCACGACTTCCAGAAGGAGGGCGACGGAGTCTTCCGGTGCCAGGTCTGCGAGAAGGAAGACCCCCGGCCGTCCGGCCAGGAGGTCAGGAACGCGCAGGCCGCGATCAACTACCCGGCCGCGCCCGATGAGATCTACGAAGCGGCGGAGGCTCTCCTTCGGCTCGCTGGGGACGTCGGTGTCCGGCCCTGCGCACCGGAGGACCACACGTTCAAGAACGAGTACGACGATCACGGCCAGTTCGAGTCGCTCTGCTCCCTCTGCGGAGCAGAGGACGACCGGCCGACGAAGAGCGAGGTCATGGGATCGATGGCCGATGCCATGAGCGCTCCGCCGGAGGCGGAGGATGCGGCGCTCGCCGTGGCCGCTGACGCTGCCCGCCGGGGGGTGCGGCCGGTAGCTCTATCTGCGGATACAGCCACCGGCGGACCGAACCCTCACCGCTCCCCGCTGAGCACGGGCAGCGCGGCACAGGACCAGGCACGGGCGATCCCTTCGGGCGGAACGATCTCTGCGAACGGAACGAGCCCTTCAGCAGACGATCTCCTGGACGGGGAAGCCCCCGAAGAGGACGACGCGCCCCGGTACTTCCCCGCGAGGTACGACGGGGACTGTGCCACCTGCGGCCGTGACTTCGCCGAGGGGGACATGATCCGGAAGGCCCCCGATGACGGGTGGGAGGCGGAGGCCTGCTGCGGAGCGGGTATCGACGAGGAGGCCGGGCAGAGGCCTCAGTCGACGGCCCCACAGCTCCCCGTGCGCAACGGCCGGTACGAGGGTCCTCACCCGGACACCGGGAAGACGACCAGGTGGACGAGGTCGACCAGGTTCGCGGAAGGAGTTGCCGATCAGCTCATGCTGACCTTGTGGCAGCTCCGGATGGCGGGAATGGGCCTCTCCCTCCGGCCGGATCTTCTCCGAAAGATCAGCAACATCCTGACCTCCCACGAGGGCACCGCCTACGAGATCGCGAAGTCCCAGCGCGAGGTTCTCAATGCGATCATGGAGGACGCGAAGCTCGCGGCCGGGAGCAAGGACCGGGCCCGTAAGGGCACGATCCTGCACAAGCACACCCAGGAGATCGACATGGGGCGGAAGTCCCTGGGCGACGTGCCCAAGGAGTTCCGCACCTCGGTGAACGCCTACCTGATCGCGATGGCGGATTCCGGCCTGACCTGCATTCCGGATCTGATCGAGCGTTCGACCATGTCTCCGTCCCTGAAGGTCGCCGGTACCTTCGACCGGGTCCTGCACGTGACCAAGGATCTCGCTCCGGTGACCTTCAAGGACGGCCGGACGGTCCAGCTCCACGAGGGCGACTTCGTGATCGGTGACGTGAAGTCCGGGCAGGATCTTTCCTACGCCTGGGCGGAGATCCTGATCCAGCTCGCGATCTACGCCAACGGCGTGGCCGAGACCGGCGTGGCGGTCCCGGACCGGCTTCCCTCCGGCAAGGTCGTCTGGCGGTGGGCGGATCTCGCGGAGTTCGGGATTGACCGGTTCCGCACAGACGTCGGGATCGTGATGCACATGCCCTACGGCGAGACCACCTGTGATCTTCACTACGCGGACCTCGTCACCGGCTGGCGGGGCGCGAAGATCTCTCAGACGGTCCACGAGTACCGGAAGACCGAGATGCCGAGCTCCCCGATCGCGAGCTATGCGGTCTCCGATCAGACCTTCAAGCCCGCCGGTGGCCGTGCTGCACCGAAGGTCGGCATCGACCCTTCAGGCCCTTCAGGCGGCGAGGCGATCGCTGTTGCACAGACGGTCGACGGCAACGGGAAGGTGACTGCGCAGCGGGAGATGATCCCCGGGGGAGTGCCTCTGGCGATCGATCCCGGAAAGCTCCCGGAAACCCCCCGGAAGCCCCGCCGGACCTGGGAGGACGTTGCCGCTGCCGTCCAGACACCGGACGAGGCCAACAAGGTTTGGTCGGAGATGCGGAAGAACGCTGCCACCGTCGGCATGGACCGGATCAACAAGGTGACCGCGATCATGCGCGAGGCTCTCCGGAAACAGGGCGCTCTTCGATCTTAGAAAGTCCCTCCGGGATCTTGATCGGGCATTGCCTGTTCGTTTGGTCGGCAGGACAATTGAGTCAGACGGGCGATGGCTCGCCCCGGGCAACCGGAGACACTGGTCAAGGGATAGCAGTTGGGCCGTGGGAACACGGCGACCGCGATCAGGTCTGGCGCACCCCGTAGCTGCGCGGGGAGCCCGTAGAATTCCTTCCCCACCCGGGGACAGGACGGCCGCAGGTTTCAGCTCTGGCATCTGCGGCCACCCCGGGGCCATGTGCTCACCCACATGGCCCCACTCACAGGTCAAAGATCAAAGGCAGAAGGTGAAGTGGCATGTCAGATCCGTTCGGCGACGCCGATGACTTCCTCTCCGGAGGATCGTCCGTCGCAGCGAAGTGGCCGACCGTCGGCTCCGAGTTCGAGGGCGACATCATCGGCTGGGACGGCCCCAACCAGATGACCCACGCGGACTCCGGCGAGGCTCTCTTCTGGGAGGGCAACAAGAAGACCGAGGAGTCGGCCGTCAAGAACATGAAGGTCGCGACGCCCGCGATGCAGCTCCTCGTCCACGTCCAGGGCCCGGTCACCGGGGTGACCTGGGAGACGAACCAGTACATCGAGAAGCAGCTTCCCGACGACGATGGCGTAAGGACCATGTACGTCCACGGGGAACTTCAGAAGGCCCTCAAGAAGGCTCGCCGCGAGGCCGGTAACGCGAAGCTGGAAGTCGGCGCTCACGTCAAGATCCGGCGCACCGCCCCGGTGAAAAAGCCGAACGGGTACTTCGCCTACACCTACGACGGCCACTGGACCCCGGCGTCCGCGAACCCCGCCCACGCGGAGGCCGCCTTCGACGCCGCCGGTGACCCGGAGGAGCCTCCCTTCTGATAGACCTCTGCGGCAGCCACCGGGCTGCACAGACTCCGGCGCTGCGGCCCCGGACGATGTAACGCCTCGCATCGCGCCGTACGGCAGAAGGCCCCCGAGGGACTGCGGTCCTCACCGGGGGCCTTCTGCGTGTCCGGGCTCAGAAGCTCTGCGCGCTCTCCTGCGCCATGATCGCAGCATCGATGACACCTTGTACCGGAGTCCAGTCCGCGACGTGCAGGCGCCGCCGCCACGCAGCGGGACGAGGGCACACAGGCTGGCCGACGTAGTCCATCCCGGCGGCCCACAGCCAGAACGCGTCCGCAGCGTTGTGCGTGTCCGGCTGCCTGCTCATGGTCTCTTTCATCCCGGCGACCATCGCTTTCTTGTCGGCCTTCCCGCCGCCGGTGGCGAAGCACTTCAGGGTGGCAGGCACGATCAGCACGTACGGGACGCCGTGATCATTGAGTTCATCGCGGACAACCCCGTGGACCATTCCGGAGATCCCCGCTGCCATCGCGTTGTGCGGAAGATCCTCCAGGACCGCGAAGTCGATCCCCGGCAGATGAGCCCTCACCGATCTCCGGATGATCCCGAGCCTGAAGTCCCCGATGTACGGGTCCAGTTGGACGGTCCACGCCCGGAAGATCTTTCGTTCGTCCGGGATACAGATCCCGGTGCCTGCGATGGACAGGTCGAGCCCGATCACCTTCACGACAGCCTCCTAGATGATCTTATCGGTTAATTGCACATCTCTTGGGGTACCATGGTGGCATGTCAAGGAAAAAGGGGACCGCTCGGTACACCACCCACGTAGCTGTGGCGGTGGAACCGGTCCAGAAGCAGAACCTCCAGGCCGAAGCCGACAAGCAGGGGGTCGATCTTTCCGTGGTCGTGCGCTGGGCATTCGAGGCATACCTCGCGAAGGACAAGTCCAAGTCTGGTGGTCGAGCAGCGTGATCACCAGCCCGGAAGCACGTACAGGAGAGAAGGACGAAATGCCGGAGTTCCACCCGTTGGCGAACGCGTTTCCCCTGCTCACAGGGGAGCCGTTCGATGAGTTGGTCGAGGACGTCAAGACCAACGGCGTCCTCGAAGCGGTCGTCATGTACGAGGGCAAGCTTCTCGACGGCCGTAACCGCTGGAGGGCCGCGCAGAAGCTCGGTCTTCCGCACGCAGAGGTCAAGTTCGAGGATCTCGTCAAGAACCGCAAGGCCCCCGAGGACCCGGTCGCCTTCGTGTGGTCGAAGAACGCCGTCCGCCGTCAGCTCACCCCGTCGCAGCGCGCGATGGCCGCGACCAAGCTCACGGACACGAAGGTCGGCGCCAACCGGCACACGACCGGCGGGCAGACGACCGTCCAGCAGGCGGCGGATCTCGCGGGTGTCGGAGTGGCGAGCGTCCACCGCGCGAAGACCGTGATCAGCAAGGGGACCCCCGAGGTGGTAGCGGCTGTGGAGTCCGGCAAGCTCGCCGTCACTCCGGCGGCCCAGATCGCGGAGAAGCCCGCCGAGATTCAGCGCAAGATCATGGAGAACGGCGCCGAGGAGGCTGCGAAGACCGTGGCAGCCAGCAAGAAGACCTCTCCGGTCTCTGCGAGGCCGGAAGGCCCCGGGCGCGGGCAGGTCGGTCCCAAGGTGACCATGACGCGGCAGATGGAAGGATCTTCCGCCGAAGGATCGAAGGCCCGTACGGTCTTCTGGGCCGAGAACAAGGAACTGATCACCGGTCTCGACACCGAGCTCCTCGGGCAGTTCGTCAAGGATCTCACCGCCGAGCGCCGCGCGATCGAGCAGCTCCTCAGGCTGGTCAAGCTGGAGTGCGAAGGCCCGGGGGAAGCCGTGACGACCACGGGAACCCCGAAGGCGGCCAAGGCCGCGCCCGTCAAGAAGACAGCCGCTCCCCGCGTACGGAAACCTGCGGCCAAGAAGGTGGCCGAGGTGCTTCCGAGCGCGGCACGTAAAGCCACAGCCGACAAGGCTGCGAAGAGCACGACAGAGAACCAGGAGACCAAGAAGTGACAACCTCACATTTCGAACTGATCAAGATTGATCAGCTCAGCGTCGATCCCTCCCTCCAGCGGCAGCGCGACTCCCGCCGGGAGCGTGTGATCGCCGACGGGTGGGACTCCAAGATGGTCGGAGTTCTCACCGTCAGCCACCGGGCAGTGCCGACCCTCGGGTTCGACGGCCCTGACCACGACGAATCCTGGGTCGTGATCGACGGCCAGACCCGCTGGCACGCCCTGGAGCTGGTCAGCTCCGAGACGGACGTTGCTCCCGTCCTCACCTGCGAGGTCTTCGAAGACCTCTCGCGCGCCGACGAAGCAGCGATGTTCCTTCAGCACAACAACCGAAAGGCGATCACCCCCCGCGACAGCTTCCGCCTCGCGGTCGCCGCCGAGCTGGAATGGGCGCTCAACATCCGGGACATCGTCGCCGAGCACGGCTGGTACGTGCAGGGGATGACGCACCGGGACCCGAAGAACTCCAAGGTCTTCACCGCGATCGGCGCCGTCGAGAAGGTCTATGCCCTCGACGAGGGCCGTGCCCTGCGGAAGGCGTTCACGGTCATCGAGCGTTCATGGGGGCGCACCGGCGGGGCCGTCTGCTCCGAGACGGTCTACGGTCTCGGGCTCCTCTTCGCCAGCAACCCGACCGGCATCGACACTCCGGGACTCGTCGGCAAGCTGGAGAAGATCGGCGTCAACCGGTTCATCTCCGCCGTCGGCGACCGCCGCCGGACGCACCCGGGTATGTCGGTCAAGACCGCCGCGCAGCAGTGGACGACCGATCTCTACAACCGGGGAAGGCGTACGCACCGCGTCTGAGTGACCTGAGGTACCGGCCGGAGATCACTTACAGTGCATCTCCGGCCGGTACCCTGTGCAAAGGAGACGATCTAGGAGAGCCCAACGTGATCACGGACGAACGCAGGACCGAGCTTTATCCGCAGGAGGCCGAGATCGGCGATGAAGGCGCCTGGGATCTTCCCCTTCAGGACGGAAAGACCCTGGAGATCGACGCGGTCTTCCTCGGGGTCTCGACAGCTCGCCAGGACAAGCACAATCACTCCGGCGAGCATGTACCGGAGGGCCGTCGCTGCCCGGCGTGCCGGTGGTACGAACCACGGCTCTTCAAGATCAGTGACTCCGGGAAGTACCTGCTGTACACCCTCGGATGTTCGGATCTTCCCGGAGAGATCGATGTCCCCCGGTACCGGTACGCTGCTGACGCCTTCGAAGTGATCTTCAATATGGCGACTCACGATCCGAGGAAGAACACCCGCTTCCTCACGACCCCGGCACGGATGATGTTTCTCGCGGCAGCGGATCATGATCCGGCAATCGCCGATGCACTGATCGCCGGTGGCTGGGTCGATTCCCTCAAGCGCGACAACGGACCGGCATGGAGATCAAGTTGAGTACGAAGAAGGTCGTCATAGTCGTCTGCAACGGTTGCGGAACGACTGCCCTGAATCCGACGATGGTGATCGTCGATGCGGCCAACATGGAACACCCGGTCGACTCGGTGACCGGTGCACGTGCGCACGCTCACGCCAAGGGGTGGGTGCACGACAAGATCGGCCGGGACATGTGCCCCGACTGCCGGACCTTCAAGGCCCCGAAGAGGCACAAGCTCCACGGGCCCCGGCACTGGGGCCGTGCCTGATGTGCGCCTGCTCCGCCTGCACCACAGGGAAGTGCCAGTGCCCGGAGTGCAGGCCGGGCCCCGGGATCGACCACGAACGCGACCGGGCCCTGGTGTCGCAGATCCGGCGGGATATCGCGGTCGAGAGAATCCGCATCCGGGAGCAGCGGGCGCCCTCGATCGAACGTCAGAGAGTCCGCCGGTGGGGAGACATCGTCCCGACCGGCCGGACAGAGAACCGAGAGGAGATCAGGAATGAGCTGGACGAATGATCCCGGGCAAGCGCCGAGGATCAAGGTGTGGTGGCTGGTGATGATCGCATTTCTGCTGGTCATCGTGCTTCCGCTGGGGCTGTGGCTCGGGGGCGTCTTCGCTTCCCCGCTTGTCGGGAAGGCCGACGCCTACAAGGCGAAGCACGGTGCCGAGAACTGGACGCAGGCGCAGGCGGGGTTCGAGCGGGACTTCGCGTCGGTCAAGAAGCTCGACCAGCAGACCGAGGACGCGAAGGACGACCTCGACGCCTTCGTGAAGGCACACCCTGACATCGGCAACGGCAGCGTCTATGACCCGCTGGCCGAGCAGCTCGCGAACCTCAGCCGCGACCACCGGGGCGTGAGGCAGCAGTGCCAGAACGCTGTAGCGAACTACAACGCGGAGGCGCGGGTCTACACACTCCGCGACTTCCGGTCGGCGGACCTTCCGTCGGCCATCGACGAGTCGACGATCACAGCCGATCTCGACTGCAAGTGACCGAGGAGAGCAGGAGAAAATCATGAACAGGACGACCAGGAGGCGAAGCGCCCGAGGGGCGGTCGCCATGATCGCGGCACTCGGCATGGTCTTCGGGATCAGCGCCTGTGAGGACGGCAAGAAGTCCGGCGCCGACAAGGACAAGGAAGTCCTGTCGGGCGTCCGCGCCGCCCGGCAGGCGGCCGTGCCCTACCCGCTCGCGCAGATGAAGGCGGGCGGCTGGCTGGAGTCACAGCTTCTCAAGGAGAACCTGCTTCGGCAGAACGACAAGAACCGGATCGCGTACGTGGTTCTGCTCAGCGCTCAGGGCCAGCCGATCACGCAGTACACGATCCAGGGCATGGTCTTCTCCCTGAACAGCCAGCTCACGCAGACCAACCAGTCGGAGCGTCACGGCAGCGACAGCTCAGGGACCGTGGTCGTGGACGCCGTCGGCGACAACGGGACCTTCGGACCCGAGCCCGACGGCATCGGGTTCTTCACGACCTCCGGCGTCGAAGTCAAGTGGAACGGCCTCTACATCGAGTCGGACGCACCGCTCAACGTCACGACCAAGCCTCTGGTCACCTACAACGTCACCGACAAGCCTTCGGTCGACAAGGGAGGGGTGAAGACGCGATGACGAAGGATCGCTTCGACGACTACCCGCTGACCCCTCCGGAGGTCACGGATCTCGCGACCTTCAACTCGGAGGTCGCCCGGGGCCTCGTCCACCGGCCGGGCTACGCGTTCGAGATGTCCAAGCTCCAGGAGAAGGTCAACGCCTGGGCCCATCAGCAGAACGAGGACAGCGGCTACAACGACTGGGCAGCGGCACAGCCCAAGTCGGTCCGCGTTTCTTCGACCTCTCCGTACGTGACCGGCGGCGCGAGCAGCACACAGGAGGAGCTCGACGCGGTGAGCAAGGAGATCCGCGATCATGGCAAGGACCGTGTGGAGGACGCGCCGACCAAGCACAAGCACATCTTCGACCGGCTGCACGGCCTCTGCCGGTGCGGAGAGGTGAAGAACGGTGGCTGACGACGAGAAGCCCGATCTCCGCAAGGAGGAGCGCGACCGGCGGGACTGCGGAAAGACGACCTGGGCTCACGCCTTCGAGGTCGTCATGATCTGGGCGATCGTTGCCGCCTTCCTCTCGTACCTCGCGTACATGGGCCAGCTCTGATCGAGTGACCGACCGAGCCCCGACCGCATCCGGCGGCCGGGGCTCTACCATGTCCGCGTCGACGAAAGGACACGATCATGAGTGGTCAGCACGCGCTCCGGCACCCCTGGCGGAAGTGGGTGATCTTCTCTGTGGCTCTCGCCCTCGCGGCGGTCCCCTGGTTTCTGGGCGGCCAACGCGCCGGAGCCTCGCCGACAAGCGCTCCCCGCGCCGTCGCCGCCGCAGAGGACGCCTGTGCCCTCCCCAATCAGAACTGGACCCCTCTCGGGGACTGCGGCCCCTTCGATCAGCTCTACCGGGAGAACTTCGACGATCAGGCCGTACCCCTCGGAGCCTTCAGCAACTGCGCCGGGGACGGCGACCACAGGTGCGAGGGTCTCCGTACCGCCTATCCCCGGTACTACGGCACTCTCGGTGCCTACCCGGACGGCTGGGCGGACACCGCGACCTCCGGCAACGACGGCAACGAGGGCCGGACCTTCGGCGGTTACTACCGCCCCCAGGACACGACCTCCGTCATCGAGCAGTCCAACGGCGACGGCCAGTTGCGGGTACGCATGTGGCGTGGATCTTCCGGAGCTGTGCACTCCGCTGCCCCTGTGCCTACTCGGTGCATGGATCTCCGCTACGGGAAGTTCACCGAGCGGATGGTCATCCGGACTCTGACCAACGGCTACAAGGCTGCACACCTGCACTACTCGCCGGACGAGATCGACTATCCGGAGGCCGGAGGGAACTTCGCGTCTGATCCGGTCTCCGTGTTCACCCACGGGTTCGCAGAGTCCGGTAAGGACGTGGCCCCGAACTCGGCATGGGCCTCATGGCACACCTACAGCACCGAGATCACGCCGAACAGGGTGAAGATCTACTTCGATGGGAAGCTGGTCCAGACGATCAACGGTGACTACCCGCGCGCGACTCCGTGGGTCCTCCAGAACGAGTCTGCCCTCGCAGGCGGCTACGCGGCCCCGAACAGTTCGGTGGTGATCGATTCTTCGTGGCTGACCTGCTACAGCTACGCGCCCTGAGCAGGGCGTTCCGATCGGTGCTTTACTGGGCTCGACGAAACGAAATAGCGGCCCGCGCGGGACGACGCACCCAGCTCTCCCGCGCGGGCCGTGGCCATGGAGGGCCATCTATGGAAGAGATCAAGAAGGGAAGGCCCCGGTCCGAGGAGACGATCGCGAGAGACCAGTCGATCGTGAAGATCCTCAGTACCGAGGGACCCCTGACCCGTAACGCTCTCGCTGACCGGCTAGGGATCACCCGGTCCCTCACCTCGATCGCGATCAACCGCCTGAAGAACGAAGATCCGCCAAGGGTCCGGCGGTGCGTCGACGAGGACGGCGAGAACGTCTGGACCACTGCTGTCGAGGAGCCGTGCCCGTGAGTCTGCCGACCAAGAGTGACTGCATCGACTTTCTCCGGGTCAGCCGTAACGCGATCATGGAGGTGAACGCCAACGAGGTGACCTGGTTCATCAACGGGGTCATGTACCCGGAGGGGCAGGCGATAAAGGTCGCGGAGTACTGCCTGATCACCGGGCAGGCTCTGACGTCGACCGCGACGATCGACGGGATTCTCAACCTCGCGCGCCGGACCGTGATGCTCGAACACCGCCTGACGATGATCGAGGACAAGCCCGTCCGGAAGCCGTGGTGGCGCCGTGGCTGATCTTTCAGCGGCCGATCCTCCGGCACGCAGTGATCCTCCGGCGCCGCGCAGCGGCGATGTCCCGACCTTCGCGGTCGTCCCGACCTTCGGGCGCCCGTGCTTCGAGCAGGCGATGAAGTCGGTCATCCCTCAGGTGCATCACACCTACGTGATCGCTACGGCGCACTTCGACTTCGTCCCCGGAGACTATGTGGACGTCCTTCCGGACCTGAGGCAGCCGAAGAACATCAGCCGGTGGTGGAACCGGGGGATCGCCGCCGTGCAGCATCACGCCCGGCTTCTCGGTGCCTCCGCCTGGAACGTCCTGATCATGAACGACGATGTGATCGCCTGCCCGCAGCTCGTACGGACCCTGAACCTCGCACTCCGGCACGGGATGATCGAGGGCTACCCGCCCGGGGAGATCGAGGGCGCGGTTCCGGTCCTCGCCTACCCGGACAACTTCGCCGGTGATCGCTTCGCCTTCCACACAGCCCCTGGGCCCGTCGATGTGACGACCAGGATTTCCGGCTGGTGCTTCATGATCAAGGGCGAGTCCGGTCTCACCGCCGACGAGGATCTCCAGTGGTGGTACTCGGACAACGGGCTCGACTACGCGGCAAGAATCATGGGCGGTGCCGTCATGGTCCCGGGGTGCGCGGTCGAGCACCTTCATCCCAACGAACTCACCGCGCAGTCACCAGAGTTGACCGCTCGGACACACATAGACCGTCAGATCTTCGAACAGAAATGGGGAGGCGTACCGCATTGAGAATCGTCGTCACGGGCGGGGCAGGGTTCCTGGGAAGGGCGACCATCGCCGCCGCGCAGCGCGCAGGGCACCACGCATGGTCCTTCGATCATGCTCACGGCCATGACGTCCTCGGGGATCTCGGACCACTGATCTACACCGAGAGTTCCGAGCTGAAGCCCGACGTCGTGATCCATCTCGCCGGTCTCCTCGGGACTGACGAACTGTTCGATCAGGTCGAGCGCGCCATCGAGGTCAACATCACCGGCACGGCCCGCATCCTGGAGTGGTGCAGGCAGAACGGCGCCCGGTACGTCGGCATCACGATGCCTCCGGTGTTCCCGTCGATCTACACCGCGACCAAGATGGCCGCGACGCGCCTGGCGACCGCCTACCACCACACGTACGGACTCCCCGTCGCTCACGTGCGCGCGTACAACGCCTACGGCCCCGGGCAGGCATTCGGCCCCGGTCATCCGCAGAAGATCATCCCGACCTTCGCCGTCGCCGGATGGAGGAACGAACCGATCCCCGTATGGGGCGACGGAGAGCAGATAGTCGATCTCGTGCACGCGCATGATCTCGGCCGGATGCTGATCGACGCCACCGGCCACGGAGACGATGTGATCTTCGACGGGGGCACGGCGGCGCCGGTCACGGTCAAGGAGATCGCGCACCGGGTCATCGACATGACCGGGTCCTCCGCAGGTATCCGGCATCTCCCGATGCGCAGGGGAGAGACCAACAGCCGGGCCCTCGCCGCCGCGCAGGGCACCGGCTGGTCGCGCCTCGACTGGGTCCCGAAGCTGGACTGGGACGAGGTCGAGCGCACGGTTCGCTGGTACCGGAGGTACTCATGAGAAGGCAGCCGACCGTTGCGATCATCACGTCGGTGACCGACGGATACGACACCCTGAAGAGGACCCGGCAACAGTTCGGGGTCGACGTCGAATGGATCGCCGTCACCGACGGCAAAGAGGTCCGCGAGGAGGATCACGGCTGGACGATCTTTCCTTTCGTGCCTGAGGACACCAGTGGTTCCGGCCTTCGTGCGTCGACGGCCGACGAGACGCACCCGAACCGCCTCGCGAAGATCGCGAAGTGCATGCCCTGGACCGTCTCTCTCGCCGAGTACACGATCTGGATCGATGCCTCCTACCGGGTGATCTCCCCGCTCTTCGCGAAGGAGGCCATCGAGTTTGCGCATCCGATCGCTCAGTTCGTGCACCCCTGGCGGGGATGTCTGTACGACGAGGGGGACGCCTCGATGGCTCTTCCCAGGTACGAGGACCAGAGCGTCATGATCGCGGAGCAGATGGCGGAGTACCGAGAGATCGGACATCCCAGGGACTGGGGTCTCTGGGCGACCGGCGTGATCGTCCGCAAGAACATCGCCGATCTCCATGTGTTCGGCGAGCAGTGGCTCGCGGAGATCCGGCGGTGGTCGTTCCAGGATCAGGTCAGCGAGCCCATGGCGCTGCGCATGTGCGACCTCCGGCCGTCCCCGCTCCCCGGTGATCACATCAGGAACCCATGGCTGGGATACGAGGGGAGCGCGAGGCACGGATGAAGGTCCAGGAGGCTGCGGAGGCTCTCGCCCGGCTGCTGAACGAGATCGATCACGAAGAGATCTCCGTCATGACCGAGGACTGCGGAACGATCTACCTCATGCGTGGCTCCGGGCGGGGCGAGGGCTTCGCCGAGGTCAACGATCACACCAAGAACGGGAAGTGGGCAGTGGAATGACGAGCATAGAGATCGGGGGCGGCACGATCGCCGCCCCAGGCTGGATCAACCTCGACAGCAGGAACGGCGAGGGCCCCTGGCGCCGGGAGGCGCAGGAGACCCCGTGGCCAGCGGAGGAAGGCAGTGTTGATCACATCCTGGCCAGTCATGTCCTTGAGCACGTCCCTGCCGGACCGGACCGCATAGCGATCTTCAACGAGGCATGGCGCGTGCTCCGGCCGGGCGGGACCTTCGAGGTGAAGCTTCCGCTCCTGATCACTGAGAGCGGACTGCCGACCTGGCACAGCATCGCGGACCCCACGCACGTCAGCTTCTGGTGCCGACAGTCGTTCTACTACTTCACCGCCAGGCACGGGACGACCGGCCAGCACTGGACGGACGCCGTGTACGCGGCGAACGCCGACTACGGACTGAAGCTCTGGTTCGAGACCTACTGGGCGTTCAACGACGGCTTCGAAGGCCACTGGAAGGCGGTACCGGCGAAGTGACGACCACAGACGCTCTCGTGACCGTGGCGATCCCGAGCATCCCGCCGCGCGCGGGGACCTTCCTGCACCGGGCGATCGACTCGGTACTCCAGCAGGACCACCCGGTGGCCGGGATCTCCGTCGCCGTCGACGTGCACCGTAGGGGGTCCGCAGTCACCAGGAACCGAGCCCTCGCGGGCGTGGTGACGCACTGGACAGCTTTTCTCGACGACGACGACACCCTGTACCCCGAGCACATTCGATCTCTCCTGGCGTGCGCTGAGGAGACCGGGGCGGACATGGTCTACCCCTGGTTCGACGTCCCCGAGGGATGGGACCCCTTCCCGGAGCGCGAGGGCCAGCCGTTCAATCCGAAGCTCCTCGACACCCAGAACACGATCCCGATCACAGTCCTGATCAAGACGGATCTGATCAGGTCCGTCGGGGGCTTCGAGCCCAAAGATCCCGATCACACCGGGATCAGCCTCTGTGACGACTGGGGAGCCTGGGTCAAGGTCCGGGATTCCGGAGCCAAGATCGTGCATCTCAACCGGCGCACGTGGGCCTGGCGGTGGCACGGAGGAAACACGAGCGGAAGGCCGATCTGGTGACCCTCAGATGGACCTCGGTAGCGCGCGCCAAGAAGGTGATCCTGCGGCGCTACGCGATCACGAAGCGCCGGAAGGCCGCCACCGCTACCGACCTCAACCAGGGCGCACCCGACTGGACCGGTCACATCGGACTGACCAACCGGTTCGAGCCGAGCTGTGGCTGTCGGAAGTGCACGGCCGCCCGCCTCGACATGGTCTTGAAAGGAGTCTGATCATGGCTCGCCTGACTGTGTGCGTCGCCATCCCGACCATACCGGGCAGAGAGGATCTCCTTGATCGCGCCGTAGCCTCTGCGAAGAACCAGACCCGGAAGTTCGATCAGCTCCTCGTCGAACG